ATCTTCGAAGGGCAGAAAATAACTATTTTGACCAGCTAGGAACAGCCCCAACCGAAGCGGTCAGATTAGGAACTGTGATGTATGGCGGGGCGATCTATCGCCAGCGCGGTTCAGCGGGTTCAGATTTTGCGACATTTGACGGAATGGGAACCCCAGCCACTAACGGGTTATCCCCAATGGTTAAACAATTACTGGGGATTAACCGCGCTGTGGTTGCCTAATGCCAGCTGTTTACACCGATTTATTCAATACCGCGTTAGATGACCTAACGACATTCTTAGAAACAACCGTAAATTTACAAGTGGTCAATGACCCGCGAAACATAATTCCCCCGTGTGCGATGATCTCGGCGTGCAGCTTTGAAGCATGGAACAGCCAGGTAGCCGACATGACATTCCCTGTCACGCTAATAACACTCGGCCCAGCGAATCTAGATGCCATGCGCTCATTGCTAAACATGTGCGCGCTGGTATTAAACCATAATGTGGCAGTAACTTCAGGCAGACCTACAACCGTTGAAGTAGGTAGCGCAATCTATCCCGCCTACGAACTGATCATCAAATTAACAGCTAAAACATAATCCACATAAAGCAAACAAAATTGTGATAAACCTATAACACTACGAAAGGTCAAAAATCATGGCTATTACTTATCAGGCGACACCAACATTCACCGTTGACGGTGTAGATCTAAGCGCATGGGTTACAGCTGGCGCGGTCACGCACACATTCGAGAATCTTGATGCCACAACCTACGCGGTTGACTATCGCACATTTCAGCCAGGCCTTCAATCCAATTCTGCAACGATTACTTTATTTTTGGATTATGCGGCGGCGGCAACTTACGCAACATTAGCCCCGCTTGTAGGAACACAAGTCACGATTGTATTTCAACCAGCATCAGGCGCGCAAACAGCGACTAACCCAGGGTTTGAGTTAACAGATACCCTATTTAGTGTTTTACCTGTGATCAACGAAACATTAGGCACCCTTAGCCAGGTTGACCTAGAGTTTGTTGGCGGGTCTTACGCAGCTCTAGTCTAAAAAACGGTTACTTGACCGAGAAAGTGAACTAATGAAAATCGGATTGATAGTTGATCTACAAAACGGCGAACCCGCACAAACACTATTTACAAATATGTTTGTCATCACCGAATGGGAACAATCAGAAAACCGCAAAGTATCTGATGGGCGCGGAATGGGATTTGGCGACATGTGCTGTTGGGCTCATACCATCCTAAAAAATGCTGGGCAAAAATTGCCCGCAACATGGAAACAATGGGTTAAAGAAAATCCCGAAATGACAATAGTTTCAGTCGTGGATGACACAAACCCAAACCATACGGGCGTGGCACCTACCGAAGACAACTAGCAGAAATGCTGGTTTCAGTAGGATGGTGGCCCCCGCAAATAACCTTTGACCATCGCGACCTTGTAACGGTGATTAGTGTTATTAACAAACGAAACAAGGGCAAACCATGAGCATCGAAGCAAGCGTTAAAATTTTTGGGATACAACAAACCCTAAAAGAATTAAACGACTTCGACAAGGTGTATCGCCGCCAGGTAACTAAAGACATCAAAGCGGCTGGCGATGTAATAGTTAAAGATGCGCGGTCAGCTGTGCAACATTTTGAAAACAGCGAAGGCAACGGCGCGCCCCTGTCTCGAATGTATAAATACAGTCTGATTAAAGGCCGTTCCGTGTTTTGGACAACTAGCAAGGTTCAAGCTGGCTACATAACCAAAGTAGGCAAACGCGGCAACAAAGCAAAAACCGTTTTATTCAAAGACAAATTCGATGCCGAATCAAACCCGCGCGAATCCCACAGCGTAAGTTTTAAAGCCACCCCGTATGAGCTGATGAGCATGCAGCAAAAAGATGTTGCAGGCGCGATCTTTGAACATGCAGGCAAAAACAAAACCACACAATTTACCGAAACATTAGGCAAAGAAGAAGGCCCAGCCCCGCGCGTGCTACAAAAAGCGGTTGACAAAAACCGAACCAATGTAGAACACACGGTCACAAAAATAGTTGATGATGTAATGAAAACATTGAACAAACGAATGGTCATTGAATATGGCAATTAATATCCCGATTTTTAGTTCCCTAGACACTAAGGGATTTGACAAAGCTAAAAAAGAATTTGACTCACTCGAAGGCGCGGGCGCGAAATCGGCGTTCGCATTAAAAAAAGCAATGTTGCCAGCTGTGGCCGCTATTGGTGCTATTGGTGCAGGTTTAGGTTTGGCAACTAAAGCAGCTGTTGAAGATCAAAAAGCGCAAGACCTATTAGCGCAACAATTACGCACAAGCGCAAACGCTACTGATGAACAAGTAGCAAGCATGGAAGAATTTATTAGTGCATCATCGCGCGCGTTTGCTGTTACTGATGATCAGCTTCGCCCAGCTATGGCGAGCTTGACTCGATCTACTGGCTCAGCGGAAGAAGCTCAAAACCTGTTAGAAACTGCGTTAAACATCAGCGCGAGCACAGGCAAAGATTTAGAAACAGTCACCCTGGCATTAGGCAAGGCTTACAACGGGCAGACAGCTTCGCTAACAAAACTTGACCCATCACTTAAAGGCGTAATTGATTCTGAATCATCAATGCAGGAAATCACCGAAGCTTTATCTGTTTCGTTTGGTGGTTCGGCAACGGTAGCGGCTAACTCATTCGAAGGCCAAATGACAGGGCTAAAGATAGCGATGGATGAAACAAAAGAATCTATCGGCGCGGCCTTACTGCCCGCGTTAAAAGCATTGCTAGGAATCCTTAAACCTGTTGCAGATTTTGCGCAAGAAAACACAAAACTATTTTTAATTATGATCGGCGTTATTGGCGGCCTGGCAACAGCCATTATTGCAATTAATGTTGTAATGAAAATATATGAAGCGGTGCTGGCTCTAGCCACACTTCGAACCGCCGCGCTAAACCTTGCGACAACAGCGAACCCATATGTGATTATGGCGGCCGCCATCGTTGCATTAACGGCCGTCATGGTTGTTTTAGAAGTCAAATTTGAAGCAATATCAAAAGCGTTTGACAAGTTCGGCAATTCAATAATGATCGTTACAGGCCCGCTAGGTGTACTAATCAGCATGTTACGCAAACTAGATAATTTGCGCGAAAGTTTAGGCGGTTTTGATTTAGGTGGAATAAACATTCCTGGCTTCGCTAAAGGTGGCATTGTTACGCGCCCTACTTTGGCGATGATTGGCGAAGCTGGCCCTGAAGCTGTTGTGCCATTGTCAGGCCCTAACGCAGGCAATTTTGGGGGCGGTGGCGTAACCGTAAATGTGACTGGCGGCCTTGCTACCAGTAGCGAGATCGGGCAAGCAATCGTTAACGCAATTCGAGCCTATAACCGTTCAGCGGGGCCAGCCAATATACAGGTGGCCTAATGGCGGGAACAGCGGTAGTTCAATCAGGCGATTATGAATTAGAAATTGATACAGGATTTTTGCAGGATGCGTTCACGCTTGATTCAGCAACTATGGGTGTTTTAGACAATACGCAATTTGTGCTTGACGGTACAACTAATTTCGCAAGCGTGCTTCAAGGTTGCGACACGGTAAACATTAAACGCGGGCGGCGCGATATTGGCGATCAATTCAGCGCGGGAACCATGACTTTTAACATGATGGACACTTCAGGAATCTTTAACCCATTCGATGAACAATCCCCCTATTGGGATTCAACTACGCAACAGCCAGGGCTGGCGCCGATGAGAAAAGTTAGGTTTGCCAGGTACGACCTGAACAATGTTAAAGAATATCTGTTCACAGGATTTATTGTAAATTATGATTACAACTTCGCCCTAGGCGGGATAGATACCGTCACCGTTTACTGTGCCGATGATTTTTATTTACTGGCACAAACCTATATGGATGAATTCAATGTCAGCGAAGAATTATCTAGTGCGCGCGTAACAGCTGTTCTTGATCTACCTGAAGTCAACTTCCCGCCAGGTCAGCGAGACATTGCCACAGGAACCCAAACTTTAGGCGGTTCGGCGGCGTTCACGATAGAAAACGGAACATCGGTGCAGGCATATTTGGCGGCAATCAATCAGGCCGAACAGGGCCGATTGTTCATGGCAAGAAATGGGGATCTAACATTCAATGCCAGGCTGGGGAACACACTTTCGGCATCGGTAGCAGACTTCCACGATGACGGAACAAACATTCCCTATAGCGGGGTGGGCATATCGTTTCAAGCTGATCAGGTAGTGAACCGCGCGAGCGTAACTATTTTAGGTTCTAACAATCCACAGGTGGCCGATGATGCGGCCAGCCAGGCCCAATACTTTATTCAAAACCAGTCAATTACTAACAGCCTTTTGCATGATGACACCGCCGCTCTAAGCCTGGCTAACTACCTTTTAGAGCCTGAGCCAATCGCCCGCTATACAAGCGTGCAGACCGCGTTTGTGTCGCTTACTAATGCCCAGCGTGACACCGTAGCAATCATTGATATAGGGCAAACAATTACCATAGAAAAAACATTTGCCAGCGGTGCGGGTACAACTGAGCTAGCGCAAGAATTAGCGGTTGAAGGTGTCGAACATACAATCACCAATTCGTTTGGCCATTCAATGGCCCTGTTTACTTCGCCTACGGTCATTGTTTATGAGCTAATTTTAGATGATGCCCTGTTCGGTGTCATCGCCCCATCATTGAATGTTTTAGGGTAATCTGAAAACACTATGACTACACCCTTTCCATTTGTTGCCGCGCAAGTCTTGACCGCTTCGGAATTAAATTCCATAACAAATTTACCGTCATCAACTAAAACTGTTAGTTACACCCTGGTTGCTGGCGATGCTGGCAAACGAATAGTAATGAATTCGGCCAGCTCAACCACAATAACGGTCAACACTTCATTGTTTACGGCTGGCGATGTTGTCGAATTATCTAATATCAATACGGGCGTTTGTACGGTCACGGCGGGAACTGCCACAGTTTCGAGTGCTGGGCCGTTAGCCATCCCCCAATATGGCGGCGGGCGTTTGGTGTTTACTTCGGCAAGTGCCGCAATCTATTTTCCGTCAGCGGTAACAGTCGCAAGTGGCGCGTTAACACTAATTCAAACTGGTTCGCTATCGGGTGCTAGCACAACTTTTAGTTCGGCGTTTAGTGCAACTTATCGCAACTATTTTATAACAATAAATGAAATGACTTGTTCTGCAGGTAATCCTGACATGTATTTTACTTTAGGTGCGGCAGTCACTCAATACGGCTATTCACAAATGTATGTTGATCAAGCTAGGGCCTGGTCATTTAATCAAGGTTCAAGTTCTGATAGTAAAATCATTATGAATAATATGGGTTCGGCGTTTACGCACACAGCAAACATTCAAATAGATCAGCCCTTTCTTGCAACTAAAACAACATTGATTGGAACTGGTTTGAATTATCAAAACTCTCAATGGTTTCAAACCGCAGGTAATCATCAGGGTTCGACATCGTTTACTGCGTTTACGATCAGTAATTCAACGGGTGCAACGATGACTGGCTCAGTAGTAATTTACGGTTTCGGATTGTAAAGGGGATTTATGGCAACATTACAAAAAACAATTATTGATTGTGTTACAGGCAAAATTGAAACGCGCGATTTTAATGAAACCGAATTAGCACAACTTGAAGCCGATATAGCACAAGCTGAAAAAAACATTGAAACAAAAGAAAAAG